TAATGCCGTTGAGAGCGCTACAATGCCATCTTTAATTGACTTTGCTATAGCAGCAATAAACTCTCTCAATTTTAGATTTTTTCTGGATTCTAAAATAAAATCACAGCTGTGGTCTAGTTGGTTGTTCAAATCACCAACAAGAGTTCCTGTTAATACACCACGAGCTAATCTAGGTATCGTTATCTCACCAGCTTGTTGATCTTCCAATCCTTTTTTTAAGGTTGGTCTAATTGCTGTATTAAGATTGATTAACAATTCACGAGGCGTGCCTTTAGGATCATTAGGGTCAAATGGCTTTGGATATCCTAATAGTTGTGCGGCTTCAGCATCAGTCAGTCTAGTTGCCATTAAAATTTCCTATATTATGGATTTTGTGGAATAATGCCAGGGAATGTACCAAGTACCACAATTTCCTGTGCATTTTGACCATCTAAGGTCGTAACAAAAACCCATGTGTTTTCTTTTATTCGTTCAAAATGGCTACTATAATTCGCAGCGTGTAATACATTAGCCCACGGTAATGTATATGTAGGTATTTTTAATTTATCAGTACCGTGAATGTCAAAAATTCTTACACGCACTCGGCCTAAACCTTGTGGATCCACGCTATCTTCAACAATGCCTATTCCAAAATATCCTTGTGTCAATAACATATCATTCTCAGTAAGTTGAATCTGTAACTAAATCTAGTATTGTTGTATGTGCTCTTCCTTGTGCTGTCATCATATGTCGTGTTGCTACAATTAAATATTTTCCATATAAATTACTATCTAAACCATTTTCTTTATCATTATCAACAACCACAGAAAATTTTGGCATAAAAACATTTAGTAATTTACCAGAAGTATATGTATAATTACCAGACATTTCAATTCTAATTTTCTTTGCAAATAAGTTTCTTAAAATAGATTCTCTTTGCAATAACCATTTTTCAGGTCTTTCTTCATTACCTTTTGGTTTTGAATTATAAAAATAAGAAACAACCTGAGATAGAAAAGCTTTATCCAAATTCATACCAATTGGTGTTCTATTTTTATTTGGATTAGCAGGAGTAATACCAATTTGATCATTAAAGCTATCACTTTTTAGTTCTACAAATGTTCTACGAGCAATATCATAACCCCTATAGGTTTTAGCATATTGACCGGCCTTAACACTTTGTACAAAATCATATTGGTCAATAACTTCATAATCCCTAACACCTAAAAAATCACTACCAAAATTATCAATCACATTTTTTGGTGAAAAATTGATGTTTGCTAATGGTGTTTGCTTAAATATATTTGAAATTGATGTGAAGTTATATCCATCAAAGTTTTCAAAAAATAAAAAAGTAGGTTTATCATTAGTATCTAATGCTCTTTTTGAACACCATGTAATAGCCTCTAAAGGAGCTAATGTGGGTATAATAACACTTCTAATACCTCTAGAACTTTCAATGGTGCCCTTTAACTTTTCTGTTGGAACATTTAAAAAATCTTTTAAAATAAGTTTTACAATATTTGAATATGTATCAGAATAATGTTGTATAACTTTTGTTTTTATTGAATCTATATATTCATTAGAAATAAAATTTAACCTATAACTTGTACTAGCCAAAGAAACCATTTTTTTATCACTCTGACTGTGTATTTTAAATGTTCCTTTAAAGGGGTATAAATCTCCCTCTTTAGTTAGTTCTAATATTAAAGACTCAGAACCATCAAAATCAAATCCTTTTAAAGATCCAACAGCATCAACAATAAAAATATTACCTGAAATTGTATTAAATAATACGCTATCATGTATATTGAGTTCTTCATATATGCCACTAACATCTATAGATATATTATTTTTTGGTGAAAAAATCACCATTTTTTTTATTTCAAATTGACTTTCTTGCATAACTATTGACTCAAAGTAAATATATTTTTCAAATCATCTATTGCAACTTCAACAAATTCAGGTCTAAGCACAATAATATTTCGTTTCTCATCATTATATTCAACCTCATAATCAAAATAGGTTAATGCTTCTTTTGTTACATCAACAGTCAATTGATAACCATCATTTAAATTATATGTTGAACTACTGGTTGAAATGTTAGCATAGGTATTAGCATCTACAAAAACCTTTTCTTTAGTTATTTGACCGGTCTGAACGATTGTTTTTGTTTCTATTTTATAATAAGCCTGGTTGTTGCTTTGGGCCCAATCAATGCCAGATTGACCTATTGTTGTGTTGGCATTAGCTGAATATTTATTTTCAATAAAATTAATTAAATTTCCGTACTTTAATGGCCAATCAAATTGTGGGTCAATGATATCATTCAACATTAAAATTATCCAATGCTTTTCAACATCGTTATAAAATTTATCAGCTAAAATTTCAGGTGTATCATCATCAGTAACACTAATTTTAAAATATGCTGCTGAATTTTTTTTAAATTCTTGTTGAAATGCAACACGCTTAGTGATATCGGTAACAACATCTAAATTGTTGTTATCATCGGCATTTATGTAAAATGTTGTAGGAAAATTAAAAAAATAGTTTGCCATGGTAGATTCTAAGGAGCAGATTGAAAGATTTTTCTATTATACGGTTTATAATTATCTTTAGTAATAATTTGTGTTTCCAAAAATGATAATGATAATCCTATACCAACAGGCATACCAGTTCCACCTAATTCGGGTTTATCAATTGAACCAATAGATTCATATGCGTGAAAACCCTTTGGTGTATAATCTACTGTAATGTTTGTCAATACACAAGTTGAAATTGGTTCTATGTTTTGATTAACTCTACCATTATACATAAACGATATATCAAATTCAGAAGGTGGAATAAGAAAAAAACCACCTGTATTATTTTTAATTTCCGGCGCTTGATGAAATTTTAATAATTCAATTATCTTTTGAACCTCAAAAGCTTCTTTTTCTGATCTTGGCCAAAGAGAAAACGAAAAATTAAATTTTCTCAATGACACACCTTTATACATTACTTCCAACATTGGATTTTTAACAACTTGAGTTACTGCTGTAGCCAAAGCTTCTAAGGATTTAGAGTTAGCTAATTCAGCTATTCCAAAAGCTGCAAACATTGCAGCATTTTTTGGTTCTGCCCCAGCAAGAGTAGAAGCTAAAGCTGAGCCACCGGCTAACGATTTAACCGAACCGCCTAGATCCAATTCAATATAAGTTTGTGCATTACTATAGGTTATTTTGTTTGGCATATATAAAACAACGGTATCTCTGGTTCTTTCAATAGTTCTCAAGAATTCGGCAGATTTTACCTTACTTAAATCATTACCAAAATCTTTAACTCCGGTAGTTAAAGCTCTACCTGCATCACCAGCGAAAAAAGGACTAAGCAAATTGCCCACCACAGGTACAGCACTCACAATATTTAAAACATTTTCTGCGAAACCCCCACCTAGACTAAGAACTGTTCCTGCCTTTTTATTGAACTCGTCATTACTTATATTAGTTGGTCCTCCTAAATCTTGCAACCCTTTGATATTTCTTATAACCGTAGGAGTAACATTTCTATCAACCGTCGAGGTAAATTGTGTTTTCTTCTGTGCATTAATATTGAACATTAAATAATGTCCTTTATCAGCACTTCCAATGTCTAATGGAAATTGCAAAGTTTCAGATTCATAATTACTATTACCTGTCGTACGGCCAGATAATCCAGCTTGACGATTGAAATTTCCACTAGTGTTTCTGGAATTCACAGTATTTTGAATAATTTCTAGTTCTTGGAAAAAAGGCATCTTTGACCTGTTTCGTTAAAATTAATATCTATATATTTATATGACATTCGGCAAAACTTACAAAGGATTCTTCAAACCAAAGAATCCAAAGAAATATAACGGTGATTATACCAACATTATATATCGTTCCACATGGGAGGTTCGGGTAATGAAATGGCTAGATGAGCATCCAGATATCATATGGTGGTGCTCAGAAGAACTGCCAATTAGCTATTTGAGCCCTGTGGACAATAAGATGCACAGGTATTTTCCTGATTTTATTGCAAAGATGAAACAGAAAAATGGGTTAGTAATGACTTATGTAATTGAAGTTAAACCTGAAGCACAAACTAAAATGCCGGTTCAAAAGAAAAAGACTAAAAGATTTATTCAAGAAGCTGCTACATATGCCATTAATCAACAAAAATGGAGAGCCGCGGACATCTTTTGCCAGGAGCATGGATGGAAGTTTTTAATTCTAACGGAGAAGCATTTAGGTATTTAATATATTCTAAAAGCGACACCATTACTTATGCATAATTACACCATAAATCTGTGGTAAATAATTATATTCACCTAATATAAATAGAACATGGCTTATCTACTAGACAGAATCAATCAACAACTTACGAAAGAGGGTTACCAACCTCGTACTAGGCAAGCTAGAGACTGGTTGTTGAATAAAATAACCAAGTTAAAGCCCTCTCGCCAATCAATCCTAAGCGACCGTGAGCGACTTCAAGATGATACTCTGATAGGACATATGTATTTTTATTTCTATGATCCTAAGACAAAGGACAAGTTGCCGTACTACGATACTTTCCCGTTAGTCTTGCCAATAGAACAATACCAAAATGGTTTTTTAGGATTAAATTTGCACTATATTAACCCAAAACAACGAATGATCCTTCTTGATAAGCTAAGTGATTTTGCTAATAATTCAAAATATGATAAAACAACAAAATTGCAATTAAGCTATGATTCGTTAAGAGCTGCTGGAAGAATATATGAAAAAACAGCTTGCTTAAAAAGATACCTGTATTCTAATATAGAAAGTAGGTTTTTAAAGATTGAAGCCGATGAATGGGATATAGCGGCACTATTGCCGTTTGAAAGATTTGTTGGAGCATCTAGTAGTAAAGTATGGTCAGAATCAGAGGAAAAATTCTAATGCCGGAAAATCTTTTTTCACCAAATAAATTTTTATCACAAATAAATCTTGGTCGTCAACCAGCAAAAAATAGTTTATATAGAGTTGAAATTTTTAAACCTATTATTTTTGGTCTTGGTGGAACTTCATTGGAGCCATTAACATATTTGTGTGAATCTGCTGAGATGCCAGGTAAAAGCTTTACAACTGAAAATGTGCAAATTTATGGGCCTGGATATAATGTGCCATATTTAGCAATCTATCAAAATATAAATTTAACATTCTTATGTACAAATTCACAACAAGAACGAAAAATATTTGATTTATGGATGAATTCTATTATAAATCCAAATACAAATAATATAAGATTTCAAAAAGGTAAGGATAGTAATTACTTATCACAAATTCAGGTAATTCAGTATGACACTATGGAAAAAGAAATATATAAAGTTATATTGGTGGATGCTTTTCCAACAAGCATAGCTCCACAGCAGTTATCTTGGTCTGATGATGGATTTCAACGATTAACTGTAAATTTCTTATATCAAAAATATCAATTGGCAATACTGAATTGAAGTTATTTTTTTTATTAATGTTTTTTACCAAATGAGGTTATAATGCTACCTAAAATTGATGTACCTATTTTTGATGTGAAACTATTTTCTACAGGCAAAAAAGTAAAGTTTAGACCATTCACCGTTAAAGAAGAAAAACTATTTCTTATAACAGGTGAAACAAATGATCCGCAATCAACGATTACAACAATCAAACAAGTTTTAAACAACTGTGTGCTTGATGATATAGACCTTGATTCATTGCCATTGTTTGATATTGAATTGTTGTTTTTAAATTTAAGAGCTAGATCCATTGGCGAAATTGTTACCTTAAATTATAAATGCAATAATAATATTATTAAAGAAGATGGCAAAGAACATAGATGTGGTAATCAAGTAGGAATTGAATTGAATGTATTGACCGTTGTACCAGAAGTTAATGCAAAGCATTCTAATAAAATTGAAATTAATAGTAAACTTGGAATGATGATGAAGTATCCAAAAATGGATGTTATCAAAGACTCTAATGGTGAAGAAGATATTAATTCAGTTATTGATATGATTGCTAGCTGTATTGACTACATCTATGATGAAGATAAACTTTATTATGCTAAAGATAGCACAAAAGAAGAATTGATTGAATTTCTTGAAACTATGCAATCTAAAGATTTAGAAAATATTAAAGAATTTTTTGATACCATGCCAAAAATGAGAAAGACTTTAGATTTTAAATGTGGTAAATGTAATTATGAAGAAAAGATTGAAGTAGAAGGCATACAAAATTTTTTCGGTTAATATTTCGTTATGATAGCCTTGAAAATCATTATACAACCAATTTTGCTCTGATGCAACACCACAAGTACAGTTTGACAGAGTTGGAGAATATGATTCCTTGGGAAAAAGATATCTATGTGAATATGTTAATGAGATATCTAGAAGAAGAAATTCGTGAGTTGAAAGCAGAGATTGTTGATCTGAAAGCAAAGATTTCCCGTTATGAAAATCCTGATGCTGAACAATATACTGCTGAGG